CGGTGCGATGACCACCAGGCCAGCGCTGTCGCCGCTCTCTGCGGGGTCGTACCCCACCCACACCTGACGACACCCAAACGGTCGCGCGGCAAACGGTTTGTAGTCCTGTGCCCACAGGTCCCAACTATCCACCATGCACGGCTGCAACATCGCCAACGGGAAAATGCTCGCCCCGTCGTCGATGAACTGGCACATCAGCAGGTTCTGGAAGGCCTCGGCATCGTATTCCTGGCGCAGCTCGTCCAGGTCGAACAAGTCGCAGCCACGGTCTTCCGCGTCCAGAATGGTGACGATCTGCCGCCACACCCGGTCCTCACACAGCCGCCCCTGCTGCAGTGCGTTGTGGGAGACGTCGATTTTGACACGCTGCGCCGCCGGTTTGCCCTTGTTGAACCGCTCCCCCGTCCAAAACGTATAGGCTTCGTGCGCCATGCTGGACGGCGTCGAAAAATAGGTCCGGCGGTACTGTTTCTGCATCGCCATGCCGCTGGCGACCTTGTTCAGTTCCTTGAACTTGAACGTCCAGAAGAATTCGTCGAAGTAGAAATTGCCGTGGTAGCCCTGGGCCGTGCGGGCGTTGGTGCCCAGGAAGTGCAGCTCGGCGCCATTGCCGAGAATGATCGGGTCACCCGTCAGCTCGACACCGACCACCTCGCGGGCAAAGGCCTGGATGTAGGCCTTGAAGATATGCGCCTGGTTTTTCGAGGCCGACAGGAAGATCTGATTGCGACCAGTCGTCAGCGCATCGATCAGCGCCTCACGGGCAAAGTAGTAAGTTGCGCCGATCTGACGTGACTTGAGGATCGCCCTGGTCCGCTGATTCCCCGCCTTGTACCAATCCAGCTGATAGCCAAAGCAGCCGTCAATGAATGCCTCAGTCAGCTTTTCGATGTGTTCTTCGTCGAACTCGTTGCGCTTCGGCGCCTTCTTCGGCCCTTCATTGCGCTTGGCCAGGTTCGGGTTCAGCTCGGTTTCGGTACCGCCGTCGTTGAAGCGCTGAATACGGGCCTGGCGCTCCAGCTGGCGGTGCAGCAGGTCAATTTCCTTGTAGTCCGATCCTGACTTCGGGTCCTTGAGGATCAGTTGCACCAAGCGGGCTTCCGTCGCCGCCTGGATGCGCTCCAGGGGCATCGCCCGGTCCCATTCGTCGCGGGCCTTCCAGCTGTGCAGAGTTTTTTCCTTCTCCCCGATCAACTCGGCGATCTCGCACACGCGATAGCCCTGCCAGTACAGGTGCTTGGCATGGCGGCGGTGATCGGTGGGCAATTCGACGATGGCATTCATGGCGCAGATGCTGCCGCCCGCGCGCGTACAGTTCCCGCGCCGGCCCTTGTAATCCCTGGATCTACAACAGCGCCTCGTTGCCCGTCACGCTCGCGCTCAACAACATGCGCTCATCGCCAAGGCACACAGCCACCGCACTGAGGATTCACGCATGGCCGGCAAAACCGACACCCCAGCCAAGAAACACCGCTCCAAGTTCTTCCGCGTCGCCGTTGAAGGCGCCACCACTGATGGCCGCCAGATCGAACGCCAATGGCTGGTCGACGCCGCCGAGACCTACAGCCAAAACACCTACGGCGCACGGGTCTGGATCGAGCACATGCGGAGCCTGCTGCCCGACAGCCCATTCCGTGCTTACGGTGATGTGGTTGCGCTGAAGACTGAGGAAGTCGATATCGCCGGGGCCAAAAAGCTCGCCCTGTTCGCCCAGATCGAACCCACTGCCGATCTGATCACCATGAACAAGGCGCGGCAGAAGATGTTCACCAGCATCGAGATCCGCCCGAAGTTCGCCGACACCGGGCGGGCCTACCTGGACGGCATCGCGGTCACCGACACACCGGCAAGCCTAGGCACTGAAATGCTGACCTTCAGCGCTCAGAATCCGACCCTGAACCCGCTGGCAACCCGTAAACGCGATCCTGGCAACCTGTTTTCCGAGGCGGTCGAGATCGAACTTGAATTCGAAGAAGTTGAGGACGAAAGCGGCAAGGTCGTAGGCCTGTTCAACCGCGTTCTCGAACTGCTCGGCAAGAGCAAGGACAAGGAAGGCAAGGACGCCACTCTTTTCACTGAACTCGGCGAGGCCGTCGAAGCCATGGCCAAGCACGTCGCCAATCAGGGCGAAGCGTTCACGGCGGAAAAGTCTGCTCGCGAAAAGCTTCAGACCGCCCACGACAAGCTGTCCGCCGACTTCACGGCGCTGGTCGCCAAACTCGAAAAAACCCCGGACACCTCCGGACAAAACCCGCAGTACTCCGTTCGCCCGCCGGCTACGGGCGGTGACGGCGCGCTCGTCACTGACTGCTGATCCACACCACGGACAACACCCAGCCAAGGAACATCGGAGAACACCATGCGTAACGATACCCGCGTCCTGTACAACGCCTACCTGCAACAACTCGCGCAACTGCATGGCGTGAGCGACGTCACCACCAAGTTCACAGCCGCGCCAAGCGTCGCCCAGACGCTGGAAACGCGCATTCAGGAATCCAGTGCGTTCCTCACCTCTATCAACGTTTACGGCGTCGGTGAGCAATCAGGCGAGAAAATCGGCATCGGTATTGACGGCACTATTGCCAGCACTACCGACACCACCCTCAAGGACCGTGAACCCCGCGATCCGAGCGGTCTGGATAACCGTGGGTACACCTGCACCCAGACCAACTTCGACACTGGTATCCGCTATCAGAAGCTGGACCAGTGGGCCAAGTTCAAGGACTTTCAAGCGCGCATTCGCGACGCCATCATCAAAGCTCAGGCGCTCAACCGCATCATGATCGGCTGGAACGGCACCAGTCGGGCCGCGACCTCCAACCCCACCACCAACCCACTGTTGCAAGACGTGAACGTTGGCTGGTTGCAGAAAATGCGCCTGGAGAACGCCGCGCGCGTACTGCACGAAGTAGTTGGCGGCAGCGGCAAGATCGAGATCGGTGCAGGCAAGGACTTCGAAAACATCGACGCCCTGGTCGTCAGCATGGTCAACGAGTTCATCGAGCCTTGGTATCAGGAAGACACTGACCTGGTGGTGATTTGCGGGCGCCAGTTGCTCGCCGACAAGTACTTCCCAATCATCAACAAAACCCAGGCCCCGACCGAGATGCTCGCGGCCGATATCGTCACCAGCCAGAAGCGCATCGGCAACCTGCCTGCCGTGCGCGTGCCGCACTTCCCACCGAACGGGCTGTTGGTGACCCGCTTCGACAACCTGTCGCTGTACTGGCAGGAAGGCACACGCCGCCGCACCGTCGTCGACAACGCCAAACGCGACCGCATCGAAAACTTCGAATCGGTCAACGAAAGCTACGTGATTGAAGACCTGGGCTGCGCTGCCATGGCCGAAAACATCACCCTGAGCTGAGGCCGGCGATCATGACAAACCCTTGCCGCCGTCACTTCCAGCGAGTCACAACAGCCGTTGCAGCGGCTGCTGTGGAAGGCCCTGCCATGACCATGGAAGGCGCATCCGTTTACGAGCTGCACCTCGCCAAGCTCCAGCAGGACTATCTGCGCCTGAAACAGGTGCAATCGACCGAAGGAAAAGCCGAGCTGAAACGGCAATTGCTGCCCGAGTATGTCCCCTACGTCGAAGGCGTCCTTGCCGAGGGAAAAGGTGCACAGGATCAGGTACTCACCACGCTGATGGTCTGGCGGATGGATGCCACGGACTTTGCCGGCGCCCTGGATATCGCCGACTACGTGATCACCCATTCGCTGCTGATGCCGGACCGCTTTGAGCGCACCACCGGCACCATCGTGGCGGAAGAGATCGCCGAAGCCGCACTGAAGGCTCAGAAAGCCGGCGGTGCCTTCAACCTGGGCTTGTTGCTGCGTACCGCACAGATCACCGCCAAGGAAGATATGCCCGACCAAGCCCGCGCCAAGCTGCACCTGGCCATTGGTAAGGCACTGTCAGCTGAGGTTGCCGACGATGCCCCGGCAAGCAGCGCGCTGGAGCCGTTGGAGCTGGCCAAGACACACCTGGCCCGTGCCATTGAGCTGCATACCAACTGCGGCGGCAAGAAGGATCTGGAGCGCGTAGAACGCCTCCTCAAGAAACACACTGCCACAGGCAGTTAACCGAGCGTCCCCACGCACCCCGCCGGCTCGGGGCGGATCGGCCAGGCCGCTCCTCCTGAACGTGAAGCCCCGACCACCGGCGATCTATTTTGAGTGCCGTTCCATGAGCGCATTTGTAGCCAGCGGACCAGTAACCGGTGGTCATATCAACACCGACCCATTCTGGCCCTCAATCGACCTTGAGCAGCTGCGGGCCACACTGCGCATCGACAACAGCGTCACCCCTGCCCGCCTGGAAACTGCCGTCATCGCCGCCGCCATCAACCTCAACCGTGAACTGAGATTGTGGAAAGCCAAGCAGCAGGCCTCCGGCTACACCACATTGGCCGACGTACCAGACGACAAGATCAACGACGTATCGGTACAGGCTCACCTGTACCGCCGTGCGATCGAGGCCGGTACCGGCGCCGAAGTCTGCGAGCGCTACCGCGACTACAGCGCGACCAACACGGGTAGCGACAAAGCCGAAGAAACCACCCCAACCATCGACGACTACCGCCGCGACCTGCGTTGGGCCGTCCGTGACTTCCTCGGGATCAGCCGCACCACCGTGGAACTGATCTGATGCCTGTCGCCATTCGCACCATCCAAAACGACACCGTCGACGCCCTCTGCTGGCGGTACTACGGCCGCACAGCCGGCGTCACCGAGGCCATGCTT